ATGATGTTGTCCACGTATCCTGAAAAGCCCATAAGCTATTTGTATTTGGTTGGTGAGCATGGTGGCATTCGCCGCGCAGCAGATGTCTTGGGCATTAATCCGTCAGTTGTGAGCCGACAGCTTTCATTTCTTGAACGGAGCTTGCAACTGCCGCTGCTCGAACGGCGCGGGCGTAACGTTGTACTGACGGAGGCAGGGCTGCTGCTGGCAGATGAATATGCAAGGACTTGCCTGCGGCGGGAACAATTAGAACGCCAGCTTCAGGATCTACGCCATATGCGCGGTGGATCAATTAATATCCGTGTCGGGCAGGGAATGGTTGAAGATGTGGTTAAGTATGTTGTGAAGGAGTTTTCCGCGGCCTATCCCAGTGTCTTTGTGAATTTGATGTCAGGTGATATGCAAACGACGGTGATGCTGATTACCAAGGGTGAAGTGGATATGTCAGTCAGCTTTGGGCCAACGGGGGCTCACGGATTAACATGCCATAGTTTTAACCGTGGCCCGATTTGTGCCATTGTCCCGCCGGAACATCCTGTTGCGAGTTTGCCCAGTGTTGGAATTGCCGAACTGGGCCAACATCGACTAATCGCGATGAATGAAAACTTTGGCCTGCAACGCTACATGAATGCCATCTTTAAAAGTGAAGGGGTGATTTATACGCCCTCATACTGCTGCAATTTATTTTCCAGTGCCATTGCCTTGAGTCAGGCGGGACTCGGTATCGCGTTTATGACCGCACAGTCGATTAAAGAGCCATTGGCGCGTGGTGAACTGGTGGCTGTTCCTATCAACCACCGTTTAGCGCGCGAGAGCCAATGTCACCTATTGCGTAACGGAGATCATCGTTTAACGCCTGCCGCTCATTATTTCTGGCAACTGTTGTGCCGCTATTTCAACGCGGAGGAAAAAGGAGATATTTGATCCTTTCCTCTTTGATGAGCTAATTTTTAGCCGCTTTGGGGCGGTAATTGCGTGAAGCGTGATCGGTGCGGTGCAAAATTCAGCAAACGGAGCGCGGTAACTGAAAATTTCGTTGACTCACCGCGTCAGGTAAGTAGAATGCAACGCATCGAACGGCAGCACAGCTTGCCAGAAGATAGTAAAATCAAATGATTAGCTTTAAGCTTAATTAAAATGATTTTGCGGGAATAGCTCAGTTGGTAGAGCACGACCTTGCCAAGGTCGGGGTCGCGAGTTCGAGTCTCGTTTCCCGCTCCAAATTTATGTAGCAGAAATTCTGTTACAGCCTGCAAAGGTAAAAAGTTTTGGCGCGTTAGCAAAGCGGTTATGTAGCGGATTGCAAATCCGTCTAGTCCGGTTCGACTCCGGAACGCGCCTCCACTTTCTTCCCGAGCCCGGGTGGTGAAATCGGTAGACACAAGGGATTTAAAATCCCTCGGCGTTCGCGCTGTGCGGGTTCAAGTCCCGCCCCGGGCACCATGGGAATAAAAGCAATAAAATCAATGATAAAGCAGTGTCGTGAAAACCACCTTCGGGTGGTTTTTTACTTTCTGCGATTTGGTTAAGTGGCGATGAAATGGCGATGACTTGGCGATAATGTTTTTTAGATAAAGATTATGTGGGAAACCATAGTAGCGGGTAATCATACGTTTAAGGAGATGTTTTATGGCTGGAAAAATCACGTTGCCTCACACGTGTCCAAAGTGCAAAAAAGCAAAGGCTGACACAGAAGAAGAGCTAAAGCGAATCTTCGGTTATAGATTAATAGACGGTGGACTCACCAATCAAAGTCAGTGCAAAAAATGTCGTTAGTAGTGTGAATTTTTTTCGCATAAACACTAGGCCCGCTACTTGCGGGTCTATTTTATTTAAATAAGCCTTCGTGTATTAATCATTTAACTGTGATGTCTGGATACGTTTGACTGAACTCTTTTTTAGATTTTCTGCGCGAAATTTTGCAAAAAAACTGGCGCCTTAAAATTCCCGCAATCCCTTGCGGCGCGAGGCGTGCCGCGATTTCCCCCGTAAAACCCAGACCATGCACCCCTCGTATTTGATCGTAACGGAAAGCAAAACGATCCTTTTAAAAACATTAAGTTATCCAGTCGGTTAGCGGCTGGCAGCGCCGTGACTTTTGCAAAACGCTGCAAAACCTTGCGCACTGTGCAAAAGCAGGCAGGCGGCAAAAGCCCAGCCACGGCGCGGGCTGGCGGTATGGTTTGCACAAAAATTCTTTTGCAATAATTTTTAGATCCAAATCGTGCAGGCGGGTGCGGTGTAGCGCCGTTTCCGTCTCGGATCCGCTTCCGTCTGTGGGTTCTGGTTTGCGCTGCGGAGCGTGGTGAGACGAACGCAAAAAGGCCGAACGTTGTCGGCCTGCGGGTTCTGCGTGTGATGGTGCGCGTTATAGCGCGTCTGGTTGGGGCAGCGGTTTTTCTTGGCTTCCGTCAGGCAATCAGCGGGCTGTATTTGGTCTGTAGTTTGTCCGTTTTTGCCGCTGTAGCATTGAACTGCGCGGCCTGCTGACTTGCGCCGGTGTCAGGGTGCGTATGCGTGGCGGTAAGCTTCGCCAGCTCGTTGACCACGTCGAGCGTATCGGTCAGCAATGTAAGGACGTTGATTTCATCCGTGCCCAGTCTGACAACCGGCGCAATCAGTTGCTGCGCCTGAGCGACGCTGCGGCGAATGCCGGTGATTTTCTCGGTCAGGGCTGCACCCACGGTGAGGGTGGCATTACCTTTAATATCATCCGTCAAATTGCCGCCTACCTCGCGTTTTACGTTCTGGCCAACACTGACAGATTTGTCCTTACTGCAGGTGGTTGTCAGATTGCCATGCGTGCCGATGCTGTAATCCCCCTCGCTGATATGCACCACCGCACCGGCCAGCAAAGTGGCAGTGCCCAACACGGTCGTTTTGTCTGTGGCCTGGACAGTTGTTTCGCGGGCCACCACCTTGCGGGTTTCATCGTCGGCGGTTATCTCGCGACTCATCGAATTTTCACGGATAGTCTGGTCGGTCTGCCGTTCCCAGTCACCGGCAACGGTCACACGTTGCGATACCCCATCGCGCTGCTGTTGCAGCTGTTCGCCAGGCTTCACGCTGGGCAGGTTATGACCCTGTGGCACGCTCTGACGCACGAACGGTTTATCCGGGCGGCCTCCGGTGAATCCGACTTCTACCAGCGTGCCAGGGGGCGGAAACTGAAACATACCCGACTCACTCCCGGCCATTGGCACCGGCAGCGGCACGGCGGGATAAATCGGGGTATTGGCAGCGGGCTGGCCGTCGTCATCGAGTAGCTGTAAATCTACCGCGTAACGGGGGCGAAACGGGTCGGCAATGTTGCCGCTGGTGACATCTTCGCTGGGTGCTTCGACTCTTGCAAACTTAGGCAGGTGTAGCCCGCTTGCCAGCTCCGGGTATACGCTTTCAACCTGGCGCTGTATGGGTGATTTCTGCAATGGCTGGCCGTTGGCCCGGTTGCGTGGTTGCCATGTGATCGCCATATCATCGTTATTAAGCCGTACCTGGTTTAATCGCTGACCGTTCACCTCGGCACTTGGGCGCAGGCTCTGGATCATCGGCACCGTCATGGAATTGCCGCCCGCTGTCGTCTGGCTAAACTCTGGCGGGATGTCTACCGCTTTTCCGGCAAAGATACCGTGTTCAGCTGCCCCCACGAAAACAGCGCCATCAGGCAGCTGATACCACTGATAATCATTGATACCAAAAGCGCGCCCCAGATTAGCTAACAGCTGGTAACCGCTGCCGCTGTGCGTAAAGTGTGGGACAGGCTTGTCGGCATAACTGGCACCGGCTGGCGGGGCGACGGCAAGCCCGCTTTGCTCGCTAATCCAGTCAGTAATCTGGCGTAAGGTTGGATGCTGAAACGAGCACGGCCATAACTTATCAAACACACCGATAAGCTCACGAACAAACAACCGGCATGCGCCATTTTCAGCAGGCTGCGAGCGCTCAACATAGCCGGTAAACCAGCGCAGGACTAACCCGTCGTAACCAATATCGAGGCGCACCATTTTGCCGGTGTAGTCGGCTTGCGTTTCAGCGGTAATAAATCCCCGACCGCACGCGTTAATTTCCAGTACCAGATTGCAGTCGACCAGATGCACCGGGTCGCTCGACAGATAAAGGCGTTTGATTGGTTTCATGGCTCAGTTATCCCAGTGCATCGTTAACAGGTTTTAAGACTTTTGATTCAAACCAGCTCATTTTGTCGGCATCTTCACCGGCTGCGGTTGAACTGCCACCGCCACCGGCTGCACCGCCCGTTTGCTTAGTGCTCTGGGTGGCGTTGCCTTTTCTGGCCTGTTTTTTCTCGGGGACACTGCCTTTTTCACGCAGGGTAAACGAGACTTGCCAGGCGAGGCGGTCTTCCTGCGGTACGGCATCAATCTGGCCGGTGAAAGACCCTTCGCGGAAGTTAATAGCAGACGCGGTAGCATTGGCGATACGGTAGGTTTTAAGCGACCCGCTGGCCTCGGTTGCGGAAGCAATCTGGAAAAGTCGCTGTAATACGGCCTGATCGTCAAAGGTGACCAGACCGGACACGCGCAACTCTTTGGCCTTGATGCCCTGTTCAGCATTGGCCGTGCTCGATGTCTGGCCCGACTGGTCTTTCTCCTGAAATTGCATGGAGGGTGAAACCAGCATGTTTTGCATGACGATCCCTTCACCATCAAGCGCGAGTAACGCGGTCTGGCTCATGTAACATCTTCTCCAAATCTTTGAGCGACTCCCCGACAAACATCATTGCGGCAGTATGTACCGCCGTGACTTGCGGGATATTCTTTAAAAGCTCGAGGGCGCTGGTGCTGTGGTTCCCGCTATGCACGAAAGACCATACCTCTGCGCTTGCCCCTTTCAGCTCTTCCAGACCCTGGCTTACATCAGACAACAGACTGGCGCGGGCCTGAATAAAACCGGCAAGCTGCTGCTGTAGCTCTGCGGTGCTGCTGCTGACCGCTGCGGCCAGTTGGGCGGCGGCGACACGCTGGGCATTAATGGCCGCGCGGTTCGTTAATACCGACAGCGGGGCCGCGACGGGCAGGGCATTGGCAACACGGGCGGGCAGTTGCATTTTCACGGTGCTTAACTCGGCGGCCGCTTTTGCCATGCGGCTTACCTGGGTGAATACCGGCGCGGGGAAGACGGTTGCAAGTCCGTTAAGACCCTGCATAAAAGCATCATGGTTATTTTCGGCCACCATCATGACGATCACATCCCCACGCCCGCCACTGGATGTCAGCTTTTTAGCCAGATAACCCAACGCATTAGCCGGGCTAAGGTAGCCGCCTGAATCCGTCGACTGACCCAGCCCATATACCCACGGATGCGCCGGGACGACGGCGCAAGAAAGCGGCGCCATGTCGCTGGCAATCTGGATAATGGATTGCTTCCACATCAGTGCGGCAACTCCGGCCAGATAACCGGGGATACTGTCGTATCGCAGGCTTCGACGGCATCAATATAATCAAGCCACATATTTAGATTGGCCGTTTGCTCATCGGTTAAGGTGCGACCCAGTACCAGCTTTGTCTGGTTAACGACGATTTTCTCTTTGGCTTCACTGATTAGCCGGGCGCGTTCGTCCTCTGCCTGTTGCTGTAGTTCTTCCTGCGAATAGCTGAATGGAATGATTTGTTTACCGTCAAAGACCCAGCGCGTGCCCTCTTCAAAAAACGTTACGGGAACACTGGATTTTTTAATTTCTGAAACCGATAAATTATCAGGTGCCAGCATGGAAACATCCCATGAAGCGGCAATAATATGCCCCCTGGCATCAAACATAAATTTCAGGCTGGTTTTCGAAAATTCCTTTTGCGCCTCGTACCAGTCGTTACCGTCTTCATCGCTAAAAACCAGTACTGCGATATCACCCATTTGTTTAACCGATGGGGTGAAATTCTTCATTATTTTCATTGTAGTAAATCCTTATGAGTAGGCGGCTGTATACCAGACGTCATTAATGAGGTATTGCAGGGGGCGGATACGGATCCAGTAATTTGAACTCCCCCGGTCAGCAAAAGATGTCATGACACCGCCGCCTACACGTTCGTTGTTACTACGCTCCTGATATTCACCAGATGCCCCGAAGCGGATGCTCTGCACAAAATAGGTGCGCACCCACGAAATATCAGCTTTCGCATCACGTTGCGGAATGGTGCAAAAGTTGCCGTTTACCCACGTCTGCACATCCGATACACGGCCATTCACCCACGGCTGGGTTGCCATCGTAAAAGCGCCCTGGGCGTTGGCGTAATTAATATCCCCGCTCTGGTTGTTGAACATCCACCAACCAAACGAACCATTGTCGTTTTTGGCGTAGATAACGGGGTTATTGAAAATATTGTTTGGTGGAATATAAAAACCAAAGGAAATACTGGTCGCAAAGCCTGTGCCTTTCTGACCATGCCCTTTAATCATCGGACACCAGGCATCACCACCAGAGGCATAAATGTCTGAGGCATTAAACGGGGCGGTGTGATAATTACCCCACTCAGCGCCCCACGCGCTGCTGATACCTTTACCGACAAACTGCCCGGATGAATGGTTAAAGAGTGGGTTGGCTGCCACGCCCTGCATGGAAAGCTGGTTGTAAGCATTGTTAAAGAGACGGATGTTGTAGTCATCGTTATCGCCATTAAAGTGGAAGTCGATAACCGATGCACCGCCCGTCAGTTCAATACTGGATGTCTGTAAACCGCCATTAGCCTGAAAATATCTGTCGAGTACAAACTTGCTGCTATCCCACCAACCAATATTCGCGTTATTGGCACGGATAAAGGCGCTACCGTCACCGTTTGTCAGAAAGCCGGTATCATCATCACCAATACAAAGAGCGCGTTTGGCATAGACGTTATTCGCATACAGGGTGCCTGTACCCTGTAAAGTCGCATCACCCTTCGAGTTCACATCAAATGACGGCCCTTGTCCGGCTCTCATGTGCAGGACTTTGTCATCCGAGGCATACAGCAGGCCAATTTCGGCGCCGTTCAGATCATGAAACCAGAGGTGTTTATTGCCCGTACCACGGACATAGATAGCGTTTCCTGCTAACTCAGTTGCACCATTAAGGGCCTTGATGCTGCCAGGGGATACAAACGTCCCACTCCCGCCAAACTGAAAATCGATGTCGCCAACGTGCATCCCTACCTGATTGGCCCCAATCGCAAATGTGCCGCCGTTTACCAGCACGCGGCCCGCTGTTACGTCACCGCGTGCGGTCTGAACATCCCGTAAAGCGGCTGATTTAAGTTCAAGATTGGCACGCGCCTGGGCTTTGTTTTCCACATCGGAAAGGTTGTCACCCTTTTGCAGGGCATTAACGATGCGTGTGTCATCACCTGCCGCCACGGTATTCGCCGTTGCGCCGACGTCCAGCACTGCCGCACCTTTCAGACCAATATTGCGGCGGGCTGCGACGGCGTCGTTCACATCAGACAGGCTTTTATCCTTGCGAAGAAAATCGTTATTTCCCTGCTGGTCGCCCAGGCTGCCTTTTGGGCGCAGGTCAGTGATTGCCCCGCTGGCGTCGATACTGGCAAGCGCAAAGACGTAATGCGCCACGCCATTGACCTGATAATCCGTCAGGCTGTCGGCCACGGTGAATTTAATGCTGGTCTGGTAAGCACTGGTTAACGTGCCCTGATAGCAGACATCGGCCCAGACTTTGGTTGGCTTTGCTGAAACCGTGATGTTCTGATTTGCGGGCAACGCAGCACGCAGGCCGCCAACGTAACCCAGCCCTTTGGTGACAAAGTACTGGGCGCCGTTCTTCGCGACGAGAAAGCCGTTATCAAAGAAGGCGCCTGCGCCGTAAATATCCAGTGCGGCCAGACGGACAGCTTCATCCATTCCCGCCAGGCGGGCGGTAAAATCAATCTGCCAGGTCTCTGCCGGTGTGGTGATGTTGGTCGCCGACTGGGCGCCGCTGTATTCCATCATCATGGAACGCACCAGAACATTACCCTGCTGGCCGCCGTCATTTTTAATTTTGCGCTGCGTCGGGGCATGAATAATCATGGCAAGCGTGCCGGTCGCCTTGTTAACCAGGCCGATCCAGTTGAAATCAAAGTCGCCAACATCGGCGCCCAGGGTGACCGAATACACGACCGAATTAGCATTCACCACACCGGTTTTACTGACCGCCTGGCGGTGGACAATCTTGTCAGCGGCGGGCACACCTTCGGTATTACTGACTGGCTTAGTCAGATCTAAATCAGGCACCAAAGCGAAAATAAATTCATCCAGCGTAACCGGCAGATTATTAACCGCCTGCTGGGCTTTCCATTCGGTAAAGGCTTTTGTAATTACAGCGTGTGACATTGTCTTCCCCTACAAACTTGCGCTAAATGTGACGCTTGATTCCGTGCCAATATCGCCCAGAGTGGCCGGATAACAGATGTATTCCCCCTGATACCAGCCAATATTGATATTGAGAGGTAGCGAGGTGATGACTTCAAAACGGTAACGTCGACAAGTTCGCCCGTACTTACGGATAATTTCCAGAAGCAGATTGCTGTTACTGGCAATCTGGCTATCGGTCACCCGCACGACGATGACGTCCCAGTCCATTTCCGGTTGTCGTTCCAGTAGCTCGACATAGCCGATCCCCAGACGTTCGAAAATGGCAATAAACCCGGCTATTTCGCCCGCCTGCTGGGCATTGATAAACGCAAAACTTACCCGCCTGCGGTAAAGGCTCAGCGGTTCACCATCAAAACGGGTGATGTCACGTTCGTAAGCAATCAGGTTTAACAGCGGTTCTGCGCAGGTCAGCGGGTCAAACTGCTTTAGCGGCCATGTGATCCAGTCATAAACCTGCGACCAGAATTTCACGCAGGCCCGCAATAATTTGGCGGGGTCGCCTCTGTCCATCCATGAAGGGAGTTTCAGCCCGGCCAGCTGCGTGGCAAATTTAGTCATTAAGGATCTCCACATTCAGCGCAGAAAGACGCGGGACAGACAGTTCGCTGACAATGTCGGTCAGCGAGAAGCTCAGCGAATCAATGACCGAAAACGTTTTATGCAATTCACGCCCCAGATTGGAAAAAGAAAAACGTGCATACGGCCATGTCTTTCTGACGTCATAACTGGTGTTTTCCCGGAACGCACAACGGATCAAATCGGTGACACCGGCTTCCAGCCCGGCCAGTTCTTCCGCCGTCATATTCTCTTTACTCAGCACATACACTTTGACGGCCAGCGTGTGGGTCGTTTCCGGCAGTGCGAAGCATTGCAAATCATCGCCGTGGCCGTGGTGGCCCTGGTTGTTGATGTAATCATTCACCGCATCAACAAAAGGCTGTGACACTTCGCCACTATCCAGCAGCAGATACGCGTTAGCGGTACCCGGCCCGCGTGGCGCATCATGTTGAAAGAAGATGCGATCAATACTCAGTCCCGCCTGGCTGGCAATCATGCTGCGGTAAATGGCATCGGTGTGGTAATTCCCCACCAGGTTGAACTGGTTGCGCGTACGGTCGCGTAGCTCGTCGTCGGTTTCCTCATCGGCGCCCGGCGTCGTCAGCCAGTCGTCTTCATTCACTGCGCTGGCGATACCGGCCACCGCAACGGGCAAAATGCGGAAGTAACCGGGGGCAAGGTTGTAGCCGCTGCCGGTTCCGGTCGCTGTCACCGGCACCAGACCACTTTCCACACCTTCGGCTAATGTGATCTCTTCACTGGTCGACAGGACATAAATCACGCTGTTGATGCGTTCGGTCTGAATCAGTGTTCCGGGCGCAATCGTCACGGCATTGACGGCACTGGTCTTATAGAAACGCACCACACCCGTGGCGGCGCTGGCCGGTTTGGCTTCAATGTTGACCGCCCACGCCAGCAGGCGCAGCATTGGCCCGGTGGCGGTGGCGACAAACATATTCATCAGAACAACGTTTATCAGCGCGTCTTTCAGCCACATCACCGGCGTGGTGATAATCTTCGTGATGAGTCGCCAGAAAGGGGACATCCGCGAAGTATTGGTGACAAAACCTTCCGCCTGCACCGTCTGTTTAAACACGGCGGTGACTTCGGCTTCCGTGGTCGGCATTCCGCTGTCGCGTAGTACCTGCTCAAAATCGACCGTTGGTTTCTCAGTCATAGCCCACCACCGTGCTGACAGACCCGAAATCATAGGTTTCAGCGGTAACGTAAAGACGCGACAGGCTTTCTTCGGTGATCACAATCGTGCCAGGGATCAAACGCTCGTCGCTCTCGACCAGTAGCGTTAATTGCGTCAGCACATCGCCGCGCATGGTTGGGCTTCGCTCGGCAATCAGCCGGGCCGTGATGCCGCTTTCCAGAATGCTGTGAATGATGTCCTGCCCGATGCTGTCGCGGTTATTGCACCGGCGCGGCTCGTTGCCGCTGTCCAGGGTGAAATCTCCGTCCGTAATTAACAGATCGATATAAAGCGGTTCGCTGTTCATCCTGCGTTCATTTCCTGCCATTCAGCCAGTTGGCCGGGGGTGATCCCATTCGGGGCGGTGATATAGGTATCGCCCCACGTTTTGCGGTTGTCGGTTACCGATTTGCTTTCTGATTTCACCTGCCTCATTAACCCCTCGCGAGGCACGGCGGTGCCGGTGTTATTACCGGTCAGTAGTGACGGCGCGTTCATTTTTGGTGCGGCGCTCGCTATCACTGGCGCAGAGATAACCGGGGGTAACGTTGCTACATCTGGCACGGTCATTTGTGGTACTGCGGCTGGCATCATGGCCCCGACAGGCGCAGGCATAACGGGCATCGCAGGCACTGGCGCACTGGGCTGGGGAATAGCCGCCGCGCTGACAGCCGGAGGCGCTACGGTTTTCAGGTCAATATCTACGCCGGGGATGTTGTTTAGCTTTTCAACAATCCAGTTATAGGTAGAAGCAAAGGTGTTTTTCAGGACGTCAAACAGCTTGCTGAATACATTACCGATAGCATCCGAAAAACCTTCGAAGGCGGCGACCGGTGACAGCCCGGCGAAGAAGCTCACCACCGCGCCCCAGCCGTCGGTGATGGACGCCCAGACCCCGGCAAATATCTGCCCGACCTGCTCAACAATCCCCATCACCCAGGCAAAAGCGGCGGTATCCATCAGGGCCGTGGTCAGTTCTTCCCAGTGGGTGACCACATACCAGATCCCCGCCGCCAGCAGCGCCAGCCCGGCAATAATTAAGGTGATCGGACTGGTCAGGACTTGCATTGCCACACCGGCGAACATGGTCGCCACGCCATAGATGCGCATAGCAATCGCGCCCGCTTTCAGTACGGCATTCCAGGCAACCAGCGCGACGCGACAAACGCCCGTCCACACGGCCAGTAATTTTGACTGGATCCATAATCCGGCCAGTCCGATGCGGGTTGTCAGCAGGGACGGGCGCAATAAATTCAGCGTCCATAAAAGTGCTTTCCATGCCCCGCCCAGCACTTTGGCTATGGCCGAAAGGCCCATCATGGTGAAACCAAAGACACCCATAACGATATTGGTCGCCGCCCCAGCCAGACCAAACGACAACACGGCCAGGGTGATATAACCCAGCCAGCGGGCAATATTCGGGAACATTTCAAGCCAACGGGCGAAGGTGGCGCCGACGTCGGCGACACGGTTCATCACCGGCGTAAGAATGGGCAGCAGCGTGTTACCCAGGGCGACGCGCATCGCAAAAAACGACGCCACAATACGATCCCAGGGCTTTGCCATTTTCGCGGCCATTTCCTGCGCCCGTTTCATGCCGTCATTACGACCCAGCTCGCTGATACTGCGATTTAAAAGATTTTGCTGGCCGTACAGTTTTTTAATCACATCCGCACCACCACCGAAGGCATCGTCCAGCGCCTGTTGTGCTTTGACGTTGCCTTCGATGCTCTGGCCGTATTTGTCCTGGAGCTTTTGCAGGATGTCGGCCATAGGCAGCATTTTGCCGGTCGCATCGACAAAGCTCATGCCCAGCTTTTCAGCGGCGGCAGGGGCGCTGCGTAGAAACTGCTCGTAGATGCCGCTCGACTCGGTGCCCATCGTGCGGGAAAGGTTACCCAGTACGGCGAACTGCTCATTCATACTGACGCCAAAGTCCGCCCCGGCGTTCAGGGTGCCTTCAATCAGTTCCTGCATGGTCTGCATTTTGACGCCGAAGTTTTGCACCATGTAGGCGGTTTTCCCTGCCAGCTCCTCAGCAAAGCGAACATGCCCCAGACTCGACAACTCCCCGTTAAAACGGGAAGCCATTGCGCCGATATACTCCGCAGCCTCTTCGCCGCTGGCCTTCACACCTGCGGCCAGCGTGTTGGCCGCGATGGTGACGCGGGGTAAATCCATGTCGGCCAGCCCGGCCATAGCGCCTTTAATGGCATAACTGGAATTGACCACGTCGACCGCACTTCTGCCGTAGCGAACGCTAAAACGCAGCGCCGCGCCGGACAATTTATTCAACGCATCTTCCGCCACGCCTTTGGCACCCACTTCTGACAGCGCCGCGTTCATTTCATAAGCTGGGCCGACCACGCCCTGGATGGACTGCACCACCCCCCAGACGGCGGCGGCACCCAAACCCATTCTGGCAAATGCCGCCTGCGATTTTTCCGCAAAGCCGGTCACTGACGCCTGGGCGCTTTTAATCGGGCGCGTCAGGTTGTCAATCAGGCTTAATGTAAAATCCAGCTGGCTCATATCATTTTCCATTCAGGGCCATTGCGATCCCCTGGGCCGTTTTGTGGGCTTTGGTTTCCGCAAAATATTCGTCCAGCCATAAGGCGCGGGCGAGGCTTTCTTCGGTGTCTTCTTCATGGGGCAGGTAGTAGCGGCGCAGCGTGAGATATTGCTCCAGCGCATTAGTGCGAATGGCCGCCACCCGCGCCGTTAGTTTTTTACTTCGATCTCAAGCTTCGGCGCGTAAATCTCGTTAACCTTTTCCGCCAGCTGCATCTCACAACCCGGATAGTCGTCAAGCAGTTGCGTCAGCGCTTCTTTGGTGTCCGGGGTCACAATACGGCCCAGATAGGTCACCATCGGGGCGACCTTGTTGGTCATGGTCATTTCGTTAATCATGCCGTTATAGGCGGTTTTGTTCGGTTCAAAGCTGACGGCCAGACCCTGCACGGTGAGGGTGATCAGTTTGTTTTTCGCTGTGGTCATTGTGCTAATTCCTTAGTTTGTCGAATGATGCCCACCAGGGCGTTATGTCGTGCTGCGCAGTCGGTATAAAGCCGGGTATAGGCTGTTAACGCTGCGTCAAAATCATTGCCGGTCTTACCTGCCAGGCGGGGCAGGCTGACCGGACAACGGGTTAACTGATTTTCCTGATAAGGCTCGCTCGGCCTGATCTGCACTTTCGTTGAACAACCGGACATACTCATCAGAAGCGCAAACATGGCTAAACACCGGTTTAATGGTTTCGGTGCGGATAACCGTTTCCGTGTGGATCTCATTGGCTTTCAGTTCCCCCAGTTTGGTTTCCAGCATTTCGCCCGATGCCCGCATCTGCTCTTTGAATAGCTGACGGGTTTCTTCTGCCGTGTCGTTGGCGGCCAGTGTCACCGTTGCATCGTGCCAGCCGTGTGCCTTCCAGCCCGCCAGAAATACCGCGACCAGAAGGGCAAGCGGCGCCCATAACGAACGCATCAGCGCACCCCGTTATGCTCAAGGCTGAAATGGTTGCCGTCCGGGTTTGACTTAAATCGCCCGCCCCAGCTGCCGCCGAGGCTTTCCCAGTACTCACCCAGCGCCTGATAATCCTCGGTGCGGGTTTTGTATTCGCCGTTAACAAACAGATTAAAATCCACGGCCAGGCGCTGCGTGTGCAGGCTGTTGGTAATGCCGCTGCCTTTCTTCGCATTGGCGGCGGCCTGTTCTGGGGGGCGGTACGCTTCACCAAATGTCAGGCGAAAACCTTTCGCCTGCGCATACTGAATTAACAGCGCAATCATCAACGTGAATCGCCATTGTTTTTCACTTAATGTCATGAGTTGGCTTCCTTTTTCCTGGCTAACCTGGCGTCAAACCAGCGTTTGAAAAGTTCTTCGATAAGCGCACTGCCCAAAATCCCCAGACCGCACGCAATGCCGATGACCACCAGTTCGGGCATGTCTTTAAATTTCAGCAACACGATCCCGGCAATCGGGGCCACTGCTGACCCTAAAATCACGCGACCCACCAAAATGCGCAGCGTGATGGGTTCATTACTTGCCATCAGCTTGCCCAGGCCAATGAATGCGCCAATCAGCAGCAGTTTGGTCAGCAATGACGTTTCACCGTTCGGCATGGCGTTATCCTTTCAGGTCGCGAGTGTCGCGGGCTGACAGGTACGGCACGCCATCAATCGCCACAAAGTCCGGGCTGGTGACCATGAATTTGATTTTCTTCGTGGTCTTGCTGGCTTCGGTCGGGTTGATATTGACGATGTCGGATAGCGTAGGAACACACCCGAACACCTCGATTTTTTCTTCTTCGTCGCCGGTATTGGCGTAGAACAAAAAGTCTTTCGGCTTGATGTCACGCCACGAACCTGCGGCACGTGCCACGGCGGTGAACTTCTTAAAGTTCAGCGAGTCGACTTCGACTTCCACGTCAGCCGTAACCGCACCTTTTACATGGCCGTTGGGGATGCCACGGGTCTGCGCCACGCCGCTGTTATCGGTGATGGTGACCGTCGCACTTTCGATATGGATCATGACGCTGTCATAGTTCACATCGAACGACCCGCCGCTAATACGTTCTGTCATGGGTTAGCTCTCCAGTGAGGTATCCAGTTCGATGCTTACGCCGATTTCTTTCGCGCTCTCATATGGTCGAACGACAATGAAAATCTGCACTTTGACGTTGTTCACCCAGTTGATCGTGATGTCACCTTCCTTCGGTGGCTTCACCTCGCCGGGGAACTCCACGCCATTGATTTGCGAGGTTGTCGCCATTTCGCGCAGTGGCTTGCCAAAATAGGTAATGTGCGCAGCAATGCTGCCCGGCGTACTGTTCAGCGAGCGGTCGGCAATTTTCGGGATGGCACGTAAACGCACCTTGCGGGATGCCTTATCGACAATGCGCACATTCTCAATGGTCTGATAGTCGCCGCCTTCCACATCCAGCGTGCGACCGTCTGACCAGTAAATACCGTCAAAATCGTGATACCACATCGGCACACTAAAACGGTTCGCTTCCAGCGCCTGCAATACAGCGAGATCGATTTCTGCGCCGGTGCCGTCAAGCGGCAGGGCATCGTTACCCAGCGCGGTGACTGCTCCCGTTGCCACACGGGCGGGACTGTCGGCGATGGTCACCGAACGGTTACACAAACGACCCGCGAGGACGCCCGGTTCGTTACCCCAAAGGCACGGGACAAGTTGCACGCCCGGTGATGCAATACCGTCCTGCAGCACGGCCATGCGTGACAGGTAATCTTCCCAGGCTTCATTTTTTTCTGTGCCGCCCACGGCCAGCGCGAACCAGACAAAGCGACCATAATTCGCCTGTAAGGTGGCCCGCATTTCAGTGGCGCGGTTAATGGTCGCCTTTGTTGCGGCATCAAAGGCCAGGACGACGCCTTCAACGGATGCGACGTTCTGCGCAAGCTTTACCGCCTCCATCCAGTCAGCATCCGGGATGTAGCCTTCTGCGTCTTTTTTCGGTTCGGCCATCACATGCACGAACGCAAACCAGTTTTGCCCGGCGTTACTGGCGGCAGCGGTGACGATCGCTTTTAACTGGCTGTCGGTATCACCCAGAGATTTATCCAGATCGCTGCCGGTATTTAACGCCAGCGTTTTGCCGACATTGGTTTTGCCGTAGCCTACAAACAGGACGACGCGTTCCACCTCGGTCGTGGTGCCATTGAAGCGGTTAATCTGGTTAACATTGATATTGGGCCAGGTCATGGTTACCCCCTGATATTCTGCGCGTCGACATCCCAGCCGAAGCCGATAGCCTGCATTTGCCGCGCAATGATTTGGTTAAATTCATCGTTGCTCACCCCCAGAAATACGCGTCCAGGTAAATCAATCGTCCAGGTACGTTTCGCGGGTGTGCCCTTTAGTTTTCGAATCAGTAGTCCCGCCTGCGCCATGCTCAGGGTTTCCATGATTTTTTTACTGGATGGTTTAATCCAGCGTTTGCCCTGGCGCATCTTGTAGCCCAGGGCGCGAAGCCGTTTAGCCTGCCGGGGTAGTGCTGGCTGATTCACCTGCGGTTTACGCGGGGCGTTGCTCGCTTTCATCTGGATGCGGGCGCCATCCTGCTGCACGGCACCGACCAGACCCGCCGGAATGGGTTTTGTACCGTTCCGGTAGTTACCGCCCTTGAGGTAAATCCTTACCCCCTGAATCGAAGGCATATCCCGGACGGCCAGCAGTTTGGGCAGGCCTTTTAACATCTTGCCTTTGCCACGTTTACGCGGCGCCCACGGCGTGCCGTCTGGTGCGGCCTGGTCACGCTGGTGACGTTTGGCCGCCACGATGATGCCCAGTTTTGCCACGCGCCATAAAAGGCGCTGGCGCTTTTTGGGTGGCAACTCAGCAGCGGCCAGCGCTGCACGCATCTGCTGTAGCTGTTTCTTATTCAGCTCACCCCGGATCACGACTTGTCACCGTGATTCATGACGATGGCGGCTTCCGATGCCGTCCAGATTTCCGGGTTAACCACTTCCCAGCGCTGGCCCTTGTAGGGGATGCGCCCGTTTTCAGACATCCGGATAATCAGCGGATCCGCGAGCGGAACGACAATTTCCAGGATGCACGAACCTTCATCATCAAATTCAGGGTCGACCGTGGGGTCGGGTAAATTCAGCTCTTCATGCAACGCGTTTGCATGCTCGGCAATCCAGACCAGAACCAGGGCGTAAATTTCCCCCGGCGAATAAAGCCGAAAGGGGAAATTGTCCCAGCACAACCGCGCGTTGTAGCGCAGCACGCCCATGCGTCGTTGTTCCAGTCCGATCCCTTTATGGCTGCGGGTCAGCTCGCAATCATCCATTGCGCTTTCAAACATCTGCATAGCATCACCGGGCATGTTTTCGGTGATGAATGCGGTCAGGCTTTCCAGCTGGCTCATATCAGATGCACCCCGACGCGTGGCATTCGCAACATGTTGCGCATGACGTTGGCCGCTTCGGCCAGCAGGTTGGCGCGAGTGTCCGTGCTTTCCTGCCCTGGGTGCGATTCACGGCGCCCGATGGTGGCGAACTCGCCCAGCAAATCCGCCTTTGCGCGGGCGTAAACCGCTTTTTTGTACTGGGCTGTTAACTGGTTTTCATCGCCCAGTTTTGCCCCCGGCGCATCGGATGCGTGCGTGATACCTTTTCCCGCCCAGTAGTCGACCACACCGGCCAGGGTGTCGTTAACTTCGGCAATCGCCGCCAGCAAGGCCAGACCCGCAGTGTCAGGGGGCAAATCAGCGGGCAAGGTGCGCGCCTTCTGAAACTCGCCCAGATCTAAATCGGGCCAGAACGCCACGCCGTTGGTGACCGGGGCGGGCGTGTTGGTTACCGGCTTGCCGCTGATACTGAAACTCGGGCCACTCATCGGGTACACCTCGGTTGTGCAATAGAAACGGGCTAACGGGTTCCACGGCCAACAACCTTGCAGGTTGATGCCTCCCCCGCGCCCGTCCCGGCTTGCGGGAGTCGTTAAGATGCAATCAGGCTGTTAATGCGTGCCCGAACTTTGTCGCGCATGGTTTTAACACCGGCGTTACGGTTGTATTTCTCCGCCATGGCTAACAGGGCGTCGGCCTGCTCCAGCGTGTCGACGTCTTCCACGGCGGTAGCTCGCGGCTTTCCGCTTTCGTCACGCAGCATGTAAAGCCCGGCGAACTTGAACCACTTCGCGTTGATGTCTTCATGAAGGCGCCATTTGTCACGGATATTTTCAAATGTGCGGCTGAAATACGGTTCGATACTGTGACCGGCTGCGGCCTCGTCGGTGGCCCACGCCAGCACGGTATCGGCAACAAATGCCGGTAACGTGCTTTTGAAGTTCTCCGGCATCGCCTGGCTTTCGTTGATCGCCATGTCTGCCCAGTCCAGTGCCTTTTCCATTTCCCCCGTGTCGAACAACCAGATCACGCAGTAAACCAGCGCCGGATTGGCAAAACGGGCACTACCGGCGAGATACGCTTCCACGGTCGGCAGCCAGCGCGGTAACAGCTCGTCGCGCTTCATTTCGATGCGGTCTTCTGTACGCGGCAGACTGCGCAGTCGTTCGACGTCGCTTTCCAGTTCCAGCTTTTGCAAATGGAAGCTGACTGGCGTTGCGGCCAGGGCTTCGTGCATATCCAGCGCTTTAGCGGCTTTAACGCGTGCGCGGTGGCGCTGACACGGGGACATAGCCATCGTTATGCGTCTCCGCCATTACCCGGATCAACTGCACCCGTTGAAAGGGTGATTTTGTCGAACGCTGCATAAAGTTCGTCATGCTCGACGGCGTAACCTTCCATGCGCAGATAGCTGTTTTCAAAGCGCTTGCGGTCGTCGTTCCATTCCGCTTTACGCTTACGGGTGCCTGCCTGGGTGTAGATGTGCAGGTTATCCAGCGTGGTGACAATGAGGCGGCCTTCCGGCATGAATGGCGGCGTGTAGACGGTACGGCCAGCAATCTGACGGTTAAGCAACTGGGCGGCGACTTTCTCAGTCGGACGGTCGACCATGTTCATCATCGTGGTGGCGTCAGCGCCGATAAGGTCAGCGGATGCCAGAACCACCAGGCGGGGATCGTTACGGTACGGTTCGTAAATACTGGTATGCACCAGGTCAGTGACCGCCGCGTCCAGGCCGACAAAATCGGCACTGGCGCCGCCGATGGTGACCGCATCGGTAATGATTTGCTCTTTTGCGCGAGCTTTAACAATCTGATGCCAGCCGATGTTGACGTCTTCACCGTTCGGGTTTTTTTCCGGGTCGGTATCGTCGGCGGTGCTTGTACCGTTAAACGCCACGCGCAGCATATCGAGGGCAAAGGATTCATTACTGAATGCCTGAATACGCTGGAAAAATTCTTCCTCGCTGCCGGAGTTGGCCCAGACGGTCAGCAGGCTGTAAGGCAGGTACGAACCGGAGTCTGTTTCGACCAGTTTGTACTCGTTACCATCCACGCCCATGGCACGGGTGAAACGACCGTCCTTTTTACGTCCGGTATAAATGCCCGGCTTGCCCGTGCTGACCACCTGGCCGGTGATCTGCTCGACGTCCAGCACGTTCGGCAGCAGGCGCAAAAACTCGGACTCTTGTAGCAGTGCATTGCGTAACTGGGTTTCTTTTGGATTCGTCAGCGCGAAATAGCGCGACGTGTCCGTCTGGCCGTTAGCTTTCGCCAGTCCTGCGGCGTACTGGCGGAGGAATTTCTCAGCCTTGGGTGTTAATTGCATAGGGTCATATCCTGAATGCGTGCGGGTTAAACAAAGAGTCTGCGTTTAGGTGAAATCAAACGTCTGTTTGCTGCCACCGGGTGCGTGACCGGGGCGGCGCGTGCTGCCGTCTTCTGTCACTGACAATTTGGTCATAATGGTGGAAAGCTGCGTGGTCAGCGCCGCGATTGCGTCGGTGTTATTCCCTGCGGGCTTGCGTGCGGAAAACTCACGGCGACGACTGCGGCTACGCTTCTTTGGTTTCCCGTCAGCGGTAAAGGCTTTCATGGCTTTAGCCAGGTTAGCTTTAGCAACGCTAAATTCTTCCGCTTTGACTTCGTCTTCCGGATTTTCGGCAACATCCTGCGCCAGCTCGGCCACCTGGTCGGCAGCTTCGGCGATGTCTTCGGCAATGGTTGCGACTTCGTCGGCCGCCAGTTCAGGGGTGTCGGCGTCGGTGTTGTCGCCTTCGGCAGTGGTCTTGCCTTCCTGGAGTAGCTGCAACATCTGTTGCAGGAGGGCTTTTAATTCATCCATCTTTTCTTCCTCGCCCTCGTTGGGCTTATCGGTGTCAGGTTCGGGTGTTGGCGTAAATTCTTTGCGGGTGGAAAACAATTTCCCCCAGAAAGAAGATTTTTCGGGCTGGCTGGTTTTTAATTTTCCTAAGCTGAATGTTTCCAGGCTTCCGCGTTCTGCGTCTTTTTCTTCCCCGGCCATAATGAATTTAATTTTTTCGGTTCCCAGACTGGCAGGAATATCCGTTACCGCGAGGCCGAATAAATATTCCCTGCCGCTTCCGGCAAAATCAGAAATAAATTCAGCAGAAGTAAATAGCTTTTGCCCCATGCGATTGGCATCAATCAAAAACTGATTCGGGATGATCTGCGCATAAAGCTTTGTGGCTTCTCCATCGGTTTCAACTTTAAGCGCATCCACTTCACCCAGATTGCAGGTAAATTCACGTTCACCAATATCATTCTGTGGATGGTGCGGCCATAACATGGCGGTATAGGTTTTACGGGTGTAGGTTTCTGCCGCGTCAATCAGCCATTGCGATTCAATAACCCGACCGTCTACAGCCTGGCCCGACGTGGCAATGCAAAGCCATTCAGTGCGTAAATGAGATTGCGGCATAGCAGCCCTTAATTAATAAAAGAATTTATTTAACGGTATTGCGTGGAGGTCAGTATTACCAATTGGGAAATAACGCGCACCCGCTTTATTTCGGGTGTATTCGGTTAAAGCGTTATAACCACTTATTACCGATATTTAATGATAATTTGCTTTGATTAATCCCGTCATAATAGCCGCATGGCAAAATATTCAGATGAAATAAAAGACGCCGCACGCGCTTTATATATTAAGCGCTGGACGCCTAAAGATATTGCGCAGGAATTAAACCTCCCCCCGCGTACCATTTACCATTGGGCTGATGTCGGCCAGTGGTCTTCCTTGCTGCCCGTCGAATCTGTCGAGCATGTGATCGCCCGGCGTATCGACCAGCTGACCCGCCGCGAGAAAAAAAGCGCCCTGGAGCTGGAAGAACTGCGCGACCTGGTCGCCCAGCACGTCAAACTGATGGCGCAGCATAATAAGCACGCCGAAAAACTGGCCGAAATTAAGGCCAGAAATGTGGTTGCGTACGACGGGGACGGTTTTAGCAATGACGCCAGAGGCGAGCGCGGGGAAGGAGGCAAACGCCGTTATAAGAAGAACGACGTTTCGGGTCTGACACCTGAAATGCTGGATACCTGGGCCCGTGAACATCTGTTTGACTACCAGCTGCATTGCCGCGATCACAAAGATGAAGACTGGCGCTTTATTCTGAAAAGCCGACAAGTCGGCATGACGTATTACTTTGCATGGGAAGCCTTCGAAGATGCGGTCACCAGTGGCGATAACCAGGTCTTTTTCTCTGCCTCCCGTGCCCAGTCGGAAATATTCCGTGAATACATCGTCCAGATTGCCCAGCAGCATTTTGGCGTCACGCTGACCGGCAAAAATATCCGCCTCAGTAATGGCGCAATCCTGCGTTTCCTGTCGACCAACGCCAGCACCGCGCAGGGGTTTAACGGCCACCTGTATGGGGATGAAGTTTTCTGGATCCCAAAATTCACCCGCCTGCACGAAGTTGCTTCGGCAATGGCAACACACGACAAATTTCGCACGACCTACTTTTCAACGCCCAGCGCCAAAAGTCACCAGGCCTACCCGGTATGGACGGGCGACGAATGGCGCGGTGATGACGCAAAACGCAAAGCAACAACCTTCCCGAAAGAAAGCGCGATGCGCGAAGCGGGCATCCTTTGCCCGGATGGGATCTGGCGTTATGTCATTACGATGGAGGATGCCATCGAAGGCGGCCTCGGGGCGCTGGTAAATATTGAACGCCTGCGTAACAAGTACAACCCGACCGCGTTCGCCATGCTCTACATGTGCCAGTTTGTTGACAGCAAAGACGCGGTTTTCAAGTTCTCCGTGCTGGCCGCCTGCGAAGTCGACGCAGCCACCTGGGGCGACTATGACCCGACAGCGGCGCGACCTTTTGGCAATCGTGAAGTGTGGGCAGGCTTCGACCCGTCCCGCTCCGGGGATAACTCCACCTTTGTGATTGTGGCGCCGCCGATACATCTCGCCGAACGTTTCCGCGTGCTGGCCGTCTGGCAGTGGCAGGGCTTCAATTTTAGCTGGCAGGCCGAACAGATTAAACAACTGATGCGGCGTTTCAATATTACCTACATCGGCATTGATACGACCGGCATCGGCAAAGGCATTTACGACCTGGTCAGCAAGTTCGCACCGCGTGAAGCTCACGCCATTCTTTACAGCGTGGAAAGTAAAAACCGCCTGGTCATGAAGATGATCGACGTTGTCGAACGCAAGCGTATCGAATGGGCCAAAGACGCGGAAGACGAAACCAATAAAGAACGTGCCGAAATCCCGGCGTCATTTATGGCAATTCGCCACACAACCACCAACAGCGGCAACGCAATGACCTTCGTTGCTGAACGCTCGGAAACTACCGGCCATGCGGATGTGTTCTGGGCTATCTCGCACGCCGTCATTAATGAACCTATCGATCACGAATATGACCGCCCATCAACGTGGACTTTTGGAAACGCAGCATGAAAACCAGACATAAAAAGCAACGCAAGCAGCAGGCAGCCACCGACCCGAAAACGTTCACACCAGGGCGCGGAAGTGTGATCACTTTCGGCGAACCGGAACCGATACTCACCACCGGCACCGATTATCACAATATCTGGTATGACAATGATTATGACCACTGGCGCCTCCCGATTGACCGGCTGGCCCTGGCGCAGTTACCGAATCTTAACGGCCAGCATGGTGGCGTATTGTATGCCCGGCGCAACATGGTGGCCGGTGGCTATCAGGGTGGCGGGCTGACAACTGACCAGGTTGAACAAATGGCGTTTGATTATCTGCTGTTTGGTGACGTCGCTATCCTCAAAATTCGAAATGTTTTCGGCGAGGTTATCGACCTTTTGCCGCTGCCCTCGCTTTATACCCGCTGCCGCAAAGATGGTTCGTTTGCCGTTCTGCAGGAAGGGCCAGCCCTGATTTATGAACCGTCAGACGTGGTGTTTTTCAAGATGTACGACCCACGCCAGCAAGTCTACGGGCTGCCGGATTACATCGGCGGGATTCATTCGGTATTACTGAATAGCGAAGCAACTATCTTCCGCCGCCGTTACTACAACAACGGGGCGCATATGGGCTTTATTTTGTATACCAGCGATCCCAATCTCACACTTGAGATGGAAAACGAAATCAAAGACAAGATCGCGCAGTCCAAAGGCCTGGGCAACTTCCGCAATATGTTTATCAATATCCCGAAAGGTGACCCGGAAGGCGTCAAAATTCTGCCTGTTGGTGAAGTCAGCGCAAAGGATGAGTTTGCCAACATCAAGGGGATCACGGCGCAGGACATTTTTACCGCTCACCGCTTCCCGGCTGGTCTTGCGGGAATCATTCCGACTAATGGCGCGGTCATGGGTAACCCGGAAACCGCCCGTAATACCTACCGCAAAGACGAAGTTATCCCGCTGCAACGCAAGTTTATGAATGGCATCAATCACGACCCGGAGATCCCGCCACGTCTGCACCTCAATTTTGACGTTGAAATCCCGATGATTAGCGAGGACAAGGGCGAAAAATGAGCGCAAATAAGTTAAAATCTTCCCCATTGTTGGCGCTGGCGTGCGGGGTTGTGAATATGCGTGTTTTTAAGATTAATTGCCCGGAGTGCGGCTCTCCGGCCATCATTCGAAAATCAGACTGGAAAGATAAGAAACTTGCAGATTTATACTGCGCCTGTTCAGAAGTGGAGTGCGGCCATACGTTTGTGTTTAATGCGACGTTCTCACACTCACTCAGCCCCAGCGGGCTGACCGGTAACAAGCTGGTAAAATTCCTGATTGACCAGCTGAAACCCGGTGAAAAACAGTTCGCACTAGACTTGCTCTCAGGGCAAATCAGTTAAAAAGAAACCTGCGCCAGCGGGTTTTTTTTAGGTAGAAAAATTCCTACGAAGGCCAACACCAACACTGATGTACAGCACTATTTACATGTCATAAACATGCAATGTCTTGCAACTTATCTCTTTGCAAATCATTATTGTCCAGTCAAGTATGAAGTATACGTTAAATGCGAAAAAGGGAAAATCATGACTGACCAGCAAATAGAAAACGTTGATGAAAACGAAACCTCTGGCGTTACTGAGGATGCTGACCTTACGCCATATGAACATGTTAAGGAAAGAAAAGTAGTAATCCAACCATATGATTACGCTGTTCGCACATTGATGGATATGATAATTGATGAGGATCTGCTGCTTGATCCTGATTATCAAAGGAAGTATCAATGGGATGATTTAAAGGCCTCAAAATTTATTGAGTCAATCGCATTGAATATTCCAGTGCCCGTTATATATTTAGCGGAAGAAAAAGATGGTAGTTTTAGTGTAATTGATGGGCAGCAGCGTTTAACTTCTTTATTCAGATTCCTGAAGTCAGAAGAGATTAAAAATATATTTACTGATACAGATATTGAACCACTTGAATTAAATGGACTGCAAATTCTTCCTGAAATGAATGGTGCTAATTTTTCATCTCTCGATCGCACGCTTAAATCAGCAGTTACTAAAAGGCCAATTAGATGTATTGTTGTTCTTAACGAATCAGATGAGGCTCTTAAGTTCGAGGTTTTTGAAAGGCTAAATACGGGTAGTGCTTCTTTAACGGATCAAGAAGTAAGAAACTGCGTTTACCGTGGTAATTATAATAACTTAATTAAAAAACTTGCATTTTATCCAAAATTCCAAGAGTTGCTTGCACTACCTCATCATGTAGCCAAATCTATGAAAGATGCTGAGTTGGTATTAAGGTTCTTAGCGTATAGAAATTTAGATGCTAATACAGAATATTCAGATAATTATTCTGAATTCCTTAACCTTCATATGGATGATAATAGGGAGTTATCCCAGTCTCGTATAGATGAAACTGAACAACTTTTTAAAAATACTGTGGATTTAATTTACGAAAAATTAGGGCCGGGGATTGCTTTTAGAAAGCCTAAAGACAGACATAATCCAGGTATTGGTGGTTTCGCCCATAACGCAATCAATGGCGCTATCTATGAATCTCAAATGGTAGCATTTTCAAGAGTTCTAGATAAGGCAAACAAAGATAGCTTAGCTGATTTAGCATTCCAGTCCTTCCAGTTAGAAGAGTATTGGAGTTGTTTATTCCAAGGTACATCTAAAAAGACAAAGGCTCTGAAAAGAAGTTTAATTCTAACTTCATCTTTACAGGGGTGACATGATGCAATTGCAGTGTTGCACTCAGCATATTGCCTACTTAAATGAAATCGAGATCATTGCAAATGCAGCGATTAAGGAACTGAACGATGGCGAAAATGTTAAGGCGAATGCCATGACAAGGTCAGGTTTGGTTCTTCTTTGCGGTTATTTTGAGGGTTTCATTAGAGAAATGTGTAATGAATTTGTTGAGGTGGTAAACGATGCGGGAATTAAGTGTGATTTAATTCCTAAGGAAACGCTTTCTGAACATTTTGATGAATGTGTTGAGTTATATAAAAGACATAAAAAAGAAAAGTTTAACAAAACTGTTGATAGTCTGTTAAATAATCAGGCGCTGGTATTTAATGCAAAAAAATTATCAGCAACAAATGCTAATCCAACAGTGGATAATATAGATAAAATATTTTCTAGGTTTGGTATTGAGCATGTTCTAGATAAATTATCTCTATCTGACTTTAGCTTGGCCAATATGTATAATGTTGAGTCACAAGTTACAAATGATTTATCAAAGAAAATAAATGAGTTAAGTGGCGGCGATGTTGATTTGTACCAAGGCTTAGTTGCAGCAATTGAATCTAAATGGTCTGGTAAAAAAAAGAGACGTAGAGTTGGTTACTTAATTGTCATTGACCAGTTGCTGGAAAAAAGGAACATGATTGCTCATGGAGAAGGGTATGTGTTTATAACACCAGAAGAGTTGCTGGCGACTAAGCATAGCATTCAAAAACTTTGCTCTGGTCTGGTAAACGAACTAGAACAGAAACTTATTGTTCTTATACCACCATCTCAAACACAACCACCTCAAGTAGCCTAACGTAATGGCCGCAATCATGTGGCCATTATTCTTTGTATCACTCATGAATTTTCCGTTTTTCATTATTTTTTACGATCTTTACTGGACAGTTTAAATTAAACCTCTTCTTTTAACATCTTCGTATATTCACTTACAGGGTCAAACCTTAATTTTGATATATCGATGCCGTGGGCATGTAGTAAGTGATTCCAAAGGTTGTTAATTCTATGTGCCTGGCTGGATTGCTTGCTGGTTATCAGATCGCCGCGTTTCGTTGCCCTGTAAATCCGACTACCAAAACCAATGTTGCCACCTTCTAAAAGTGAAATTGCCTGCATCCTAGTTATCGCCAGTCGCTGTAATTGCCCCTCGGCAATAATTCGCTCGATAGCCGGGGCCATTTCCTGCCGTCTTACTTGCTCTGCTGCGGTTCTGGCCTGCGTTTTTTCCACGGCTTGACGCCAGGCAATATCTAAATCACTGCCTGGGGTGTAAGGCGATCCATTTTTTGGCCGTGCCGGGGGCGTTTCTCGTAGCCTCCGCAACAGTCTGCGCCGAGTGGCGTCGTCCATTGCCTCAAAATCGGTTATTCCTTCTTCTGATTCTTCTGTCATAGCCTCATCGAACGGCATCAAATCGGTGATTTTTTTGTCTTCCGTAGAGTTATTGACAGAACTCCAAGCGCCGCCCAGGGTCGGCGAGGAAAGGGCAACCCCCAAATCAGTGCCGCGGGTGGCCGCCTTGTCGCTGGTTGTTTTGGCGCGAATCTTCCACTTAACAAGACGGGTACAAATGCGGGATACCTCACCCAGGTGAGGCGACCAGACCCCAAAGACTTTTTCCGGGATTTCACAATAGGCGTTCATTTCGTCGGCGGGCTGATAAGCCAGACGAACAACATAGCGATCACGGGGGATAAGTACGCCGCCCTGATATTTGATATAGCTGGCGAAGCAACCCACATCAGCCGCCGCACATACGGCGTCCATTGCAGGATCAGAAAGCAAAGCCGCACCACGCTTAAACGTGCTGGCAACTTTCTGCTGACCAACGATTTGATTACTCAGCTTGCGCAGCTCACGATAAACGGTAACCGGAGGTTGCCCGATTGGCTGAAACTGCCTGATACGATGAAGTGACGCCCACGCCATTGCGTATTTTGCTGTTTCGTTCAGTGGCCTGCCGCTTTCTGTATCCAGCTCACCGGCGAGCGCGTGGCCGTCGATGTTCTTTGAGATATATTTCGCAATGTAGGCCGTGGCGGAACCTTTGCGCGGATCCATTCTTTTAGCCTTGAATCTGGCGCCAGTGTTGCGGCCCAGCTCTTCGCGGTCTTCTGCAATGAAATACTTTCGCATGATTTCAACCGTGGCTTTTATGTCTTCCTTTGGCATGAAAAACAGGGCATGCCAGTGTGGTGTTCCGTCGTGATGTGGCTCGGCTACCCGGAACCCATAAGGCCGCAAATCTTTGCGCTTTAACGCCGACGTTGCACGGCTCCAGACCTTGCACAAATAACGCTGGGCTTCCGCTACAGTCGTGTGATTCCACTTCGCGTTATGATGCCCGGATTGAATATTGCTGTGATATTTAGACGGGCAGGTGATAGTCAGAAACACACCAACATCACCGCGATCCTGAGCAACAAGCTCAGCCCCGGCCATGCGTGCCATAAGCTCATGACGACGGATCGCGGAGTTAGAAGTGGATTTATTAATCATATCTTCCAGTGATGAGACATTACCGTGTTCATCTACCAGCTCATGACTTTTGAAAAACTCGCGGTTTTTGCGGCGTTGCTCCTGCCATTCGGCAAGGTAGGACGCACTAACGTAGGCGTGCGCCTTTTTGTGAACTGCGCCAGCTGCGCGTAACTGGTTTTCGCGCCAGTCACAACGCAGGCGCCAGATTTTATTACCCCACCAGTCTGGTGAACTCATGCGCAATATGGCGGTGAAGATACGTTCGCGATCAAAATCTTTCGACCACTCTGGAGGGGTTACGCGCAACGCCAGCATTTCACGGCCAAGATGGGCATAAAGCCAATTCAGCTCTTTATCGCTCATCGTGCCCAGCTCAATATTCAGGGCTGCGCATTCCGTTGCATACATTTCTTCAAGCCGACCGGCAATCTCATGCGCTGCGCTCATGGCTTCACGTTTTGTGAACCCGGCCAGGTGCGCCCACCGCCCACGCCAGTAGGCAGCCAGTTCACTGGATGCATCGTTTGTAATGCCCTGCCGGTTACGCACAACTTCAAGACGCAGTAATGATTTTTTCACGGTGCCCATGAAAAAATCATTAACGTGTCGGTTTTCACGATTGGCCCGCAGCCAGGTGATTTTTTTGCGCCACACTTCACGAATGAAGAACGGCTCATTATTCAGGCGGTCTTCAATGCCTTCTGGGGTTTCTGCCCATGCCGCAGCCGCAGCACGAGCGGCGGCATTTTCCTGATCAACAATCTCTTTGAATATTTCGCGCGGAAGTCCACGCGGTTCGTATTTGTCCAGAAAATGAATCAGTTCGTTACGATCCCGAACATCCGACGGGTTATAACCGGCACGTTTGAAAAGATTATCTATGTGGCTTTCAACTACCGGATGAAGCGCCAACGCCCCGGCTAGCGGGGCGACTGTTTTAGTTTCGGCGGCATAAGGAATAATTGCAGCGCGGGGCGCGTTCCACGGCCAGGCAAATGCTTCTGACATCAGAAAGGCTCTGCGTAATCAACATGCCCCGCATCTACAATTGCGTCCCATGCTGAATATCCAACATATGGCCCGCAATCCGGGCAGCATCCACCACCGTGGCGACCGCAACTGGCGCAAACCTTGAGGACTCCGATCACTTCTTTGGCGGCGCCCCGTGTTGCGGCGTTTGTGCTTACCGAACGATTAACACTGATTTCATGGAAGTTGAACGCCTGATAAATCTCGCGAGTGGCCGCGGTGTCACTGTTGGAAAGAACGACGGCAGCCCCTTTGCTGCGATTCGCTTCCAGCAATGCCGCAGCTAACTTACGGTGTTCTTTCTCACCGAATGGGGCGCTGTGGTACTGGGTGAAATTGGCTGTTTCGCTTGCTGGCAGATAAGGCGGATCACAGTAAACAACCGTGTCCGAACCAATCATTGCTCTGATAGTGCATTCAAACGAGGTGCATAAAAAAATGGTATTGGTGTCGTTTGCCTTTTCCGAAAACAAACGGATCTGTTCTTCTGGAAAATAAGGAGGGGTTTTAGATTTGCCAAAGGGGACGTTGTAGCCACCTTTGCGGTTATAACGCACAACACCGTTATATCCATGGCGATTCAAATATAGGAACTGCGCAGCGCGTAAAACTTTGCCTGCGTCCGGGCCGTCCTGAAACATATCGTGTAAGGTCAAGCAATCACGCGCGCGAGCGTTAAAATCTTTACGTATCCACGCGTAACCGTCGGCATCACCATAAGTTTTAAATAACGCGTAAGCTGCGTTGATTACCTGCTCAGGCCAGTGCGTTACCTGGCGGTAAAGATTGATTAAATCCGGGTTAATGTCGCCCAGCACGTAGCGGCGATAATCGGTATTCAAAAATACTGATGCACCACCGACAAACGGTTCAACTAAGCAGTCAGCCTTTGGCAAATGGGGCAGCAAATCGGGAATTACACGGCTTTTCCCACCAGGCCATTTAACGAGCGAACGAATCATTTTTACTTTCTCCAGGATGTAAGAAGCCCGACGCGTTAGCGCCTGTTTTATTTTTTAAACTCAGGAATTAATTGATTGTGCTTTCTGGCATTGCTGTCTTGTCGCGCAGCGCCTGTATTTCATGGTGAGGAGCGGCGTAGTCGAGAAATTCCCATGGCATTGCGTCGGCCAGTTCTGCCAGGCGTTTAATGCCTAGCATCAAACTTTGTTGCTCTTGTTCGCTCAAGTTTTCAAAACTTACGTCCAGTAAATTACGGGTAAGCTGTGGCATTCCATGAAATAAATTTGAAGCGGCATTCGCTAGAATGAAAACAACTTTTTTCTGAGTTTCATCCAGACGATTGAAACGCCTCGCGGTGTCATTGGTTCGGGTTATTGCCAGGCTTGCTTTTAATTTTGCTCGCTGTTCAAGAAACATCTGCCGGCCTGCCTGTGGTTTGCTCTGTCTTGCGGCCATAACATTGCCCCCAGCGCTACGCAAAGATGCCCATTAATCTGGCGAACCAGCGGCGTTTGTTGCGGGGACGGGACATAAACGGAAGTTTGCGCCCATTAATGAACTGTACGTCTGCGGCTTTTGGTTGGAAAAAGCGACCATCAGGGGTTTCAATCCAGCCGCGTTGGTGACGGTGATGGGTTACTTGTTGGCCTTGAACCAGCAGGCTGGCAAGGGAAGGGCAGTGTGATAATTCCATCTTGTAGCCTCCTAGCTGTTAGCAATGGCGTCTTTCAACATCGCAATCATATTCACTTCAATTTTTCCACCGGCCAGCTCTTTTGGTCGGATGATGATCCGTCCATCCCTGACCATTCCGCGGCAGGTATCAAACGGGATACCTGTTACTTTGGCGTATTCTTTCAGTGACAGGTAAGGCGCGGCGACATTCATATTGATGGTGATCTTTTCCATGTTTCACCCCGGGGATTATTCAGCGGTTGCGGTTTTCATGCCCTGCAAAAACACCATGCGGGCCATGCTTGAAATTGAGCGACATTCCTTTGCGGCTAGGTCGCTAAGGGCTGCTCGTTCGTCTGCAGTGAGGCGCATTGCTATTGGCCCACCAGACGCCATACCTTTCGGTAAACGTGACCTTTCTTTCTGATCGTCTTGTTTCATAGTGGTATATTGTGATCTGCTAAGAATCTGTGATTCACATTGTGGTATTCATATGAGTACCTGTCAAGGATTTTGTATGCATTCGAGTATAGGTTTGCGTCTAAAAGAAGAACGTGAACGTTTAGGATTGAGCCAAGTTGCTTTTGGAGACATTGGCGGTGTCAAAAAATTAGCTCAACTTAATTATGAAAAAGGGGAACGACACCCCGACGCTTCATATCTGAGTGCTGTATCGAAATTTGGAGTGGATGTTCTGTATGTAGTTACAGGAGTTCGCTCAACAGTAGATTTGAGTGATGACGAGCAAGAATTACTCAATTTGTATAAAAAAGCCCCCCTTGCTGTAAAAGCTGCGGCTATAGCCGCTCTGAATGCAGGAATTTCGGCATCAACAACAGTTAACGTGTCAGGTCAGGGCAACCGTGCTGCTGGCAGGGATTACAACGAAAACAAAAAGTAAGCTACGAGATTTACAGGGAGTTGTTATGAATAATGATATTCACGGTAGAGATAATCGCGCCGCTGGGCGTGATTTTCATGAAGGCAATATTCAGGTAGATCAGCTTATTGGGCGTGATGTTTTAAACATCACGATTCCAGCTTTTCAAGCAACAGATAGCCGTCTTTTGGTTCCTGCGCAACGCAAGCAACTGAATCAGCTAGTCAAAGAGGTTGCTGATATTAGCAGTGAAGAAGGTTTTGTTATCTGGCAACGTGTTCACGCAGAAATCGGCGTCAAAAGCATCGAAGAGATTACAGTCAATCAGTATCAAACCGCCCTGAATTACTTGCAAACGATGTTAGATAGGCATCGTGAAAGTGGAGCCTGCAAGGCTTTAATGCACCAACTTCTTAAGAAAACCCCAGATAACAACGACAGGCAAAAGCTATATGAATATTGTCATATCGCTTTTGGTACTCGCCACCTTGCTGACCTAACAAAATCACAGCTACAGCAGTCGCTTGGCTGGCTTTGTAACGAGCAAAATGAAGTTGAGAAAGTGGCATCAACTACGCCAGGACACTTGGCACCAATGGATTTAATACGTGCTTATCCTAAAGAGTTAAGTTGCATATTTATAATTGGTGGTCTGCTCGGCGCAGTGCTGTTTTAATTAATTAAATTTTTATAAAGGGGAATTTGTATGAGCGATCATTCAGCTGTACCACGTGAAGGGATATATATTTCTAAAAGCGACCCCACCCTACGTATTTCAGTAATCGACGTGACCGTTGTTGAGGATGAAGATGACTGTGACGGTGATGAATTATTTTATCTTGTGAGATGGATAGAGGGTGAGGATCAAGGTGACCTTGATGCAACAGAGTACGAGTTAGACCCAACAGAGTGGCAGGCCTTCGTCAAATCTGAACAGCTGGAATATGATCGCGACCCGTACCTCGATAAAGTGCAACAGAGTCCAACCCTGGAAAAAATTCGACAAATGCTTATCCAGGCTAAAAAGAATGACCGTTCGTAATCCGTCTACCACAAAAGGCGAGGCGCTTATCTTTTCTGAAGATGTGTTTTTATGGTGAAGTATCTTTTTTTGCCGTGGCCAGAATCGACATAAAACTATGAAGCGACTCAAGGTCTTCACCGCCTTTTGAACCTATCACCACATCTAAGTCTTTGTCGGCGTTGTGGCGCAATCTTATTAGGCAACTGGATGACGACATAGTGACAAAGATCGCTTTCAACAAGCTAAGACATATTGCTGTTTTCGTATAAGGAGTTTTAATTTTCATGACGAATAAAAACATACATACCATCCGAATTATAGCGTCAGGGCTCCTGACGGACCATATTGGTGCAGATATTAAATCTCTTGGACTCCAGCAAACAAGAGGTCCGAGGTGCTTCTCTGCGGGAACTCTAGAGTATATTGACGTTATTGTTACAATTTCAGCTACTGCCATTGGTGCGTTTTCTACCTTGGCTGGCGTACTAATTACAAGAGCTAAAAATAGAAGAATCAAAGTCAAATTTAATGATGGCTCGCCAGTTCAAGAGATTGAAGCAGGCTCACTTAAAGAGCTGATGGAAGCATATCACACGATTCAATCCATTGAGATTGGTAGAGAGTAAATCTGCACATGACTGTTCGTAAACTTCCAACAGGAAAATGGTTATGCGAATGCTATCCCCATGGTGCAAACGGAAAGCGTATTCGTAAGCAGTTTGCCACGAAAGGCGAAGCGCTCTCTTTTGAGCGTCGCCAGATGAATAGCGCTTCCGTACTTGCATTAGATGAAAATAGCCAGACGCTGTCTGAACTTGTCAACCGTTGGTATGAAATGCATGGCAAGTCACTTACTTCTGGTGAAGAAAGGAAAAATAAACTTGATGCAATCTGCGAGCGTTTAGGCGATCCCGAAGCAGCTAGTTTTAGTAAAAATTCATTTGCTGTTTATCGTGAGCGGCGCCTCAATGGCGAGTGGAACCAGAAAGGTAAAAAACAGCTTAGTGAAGCGACGGTGAACCGCGAACAGTCATACCTTCATGCTGTTTTTTCTGAACTTAAAAGGTTAGGTGAGTGGAACGGTGAGAATCCTCTTGACGGCATTCGGCAGTTCAGGGAAGGGGACCAGGAATTATCTTTCTTATACAAAGATGAAATTGAAAGATTGCTCGCTGCTTGCGACGAGTCAACAAATAAAGATTTAGGTCTTATCGTGAGAATTTGCCTAGCAACTGGGGCTCGTTGGAGCGAAGCGCAGGACTTGAAACAATCCCAAATTTTGCCAGGCCGACTTACATATACGCAGACCAAAAGCAAAAAGAATCGCACGGTTCCTATTTCTGACAAACTGCAAAATCTTTTGCCGAAAAAGCGTGGAAGTTTATTCACTCCATCTTATGAAGCGTTCAACTCAGCCCTTAAAAGAGCGAACATTGAACTGCCGAAAGGACAGCGTACCCACGTTCTACGACACACCTTTGCCAGCCACTTCATGATGCGCGGTGGAAATATTCTGGTACTCCAGCAAATTCTTGGTCACAGCACTATAACGATGACTATGAAGTATGCTCATTTCGCGCCAAATCACCTTGATGCAGCAGTTACGTTAAACCCATTCGATAACCAAAATGATTACAAAAAAGTGGCGATGGAAAACAACTGATAGGCTGATATAGTCCGCATAGCTCTTATAATAATGCGAATATAATCATAAACTTATGATTATTAAAAGTATCAATTAGTTTTTAAAATCCCTCGGCGTTCGCGCTGTGCGGGTTCAAGTCCCGCCCCGGGCACCATGGGAATAAAAGCTATAAAATCAATGATAAAGCAGTGTCGTGGAAACCACCTTCGGGTGGTTTTTTACTTTCTAAAAACCACTTTTCATAATTTCACTTCATAATATTCTGTTGTCCTCTCTCCACCGGAACGATCGCAATTTTTTGTCATAGCGAGCTGTCTGCTCCACATTTTTATGACCAGAGATTGCCTGTTTCTCGTAAAGATTCTCTTTCAGATCCGAAATATCTTCTTTCGCTTTTCGCCACCGGCTATTAAATCCATCCCTGGTGTATTTATTGCCCGCTGGCTGGTGGATGATGTAGAGGCGGCTCATTCCTGAATTAAGCGGTAGCTCGTTTGCCATGCTGATAGCAGCCGTTACCCGCCGTACATCCGTAACGGTGAGTTGCTCCAGGTAAAGCGCATTGGCATTGCGCGGCCAAACGGCAATAAATTGATTATGGCAGAAGCTGACTGCGAGCCATGCCTTTTCGGCTGGCAGGCACTTGACGCTAAAGTCCGTTCGGTTGTGATTTGTGAAGGTGAGATCGATTACATGACTTATACCCAGCTCGGCATAAAGTCGCTGTCAGTGCCGTTCGGAGGTGGGAAGCCTTTCTATGATGTGTTGGTGAAGGAGTGCTACCTTGCGGAAGGGCAGGCCGAAAAAGCCTTTGAGGCAATAATTAAAAATTGA